TATAACAAATATTGCATAAGAATGTTATAAGTCCCGGATTGTAGAGTGAGACTGTAGAGTAAGAAGGTCTCTGGGTATTGGAGTAGGATACGAGCGGCAGTGCAGTAGTGATTTACTTGTTCTTACTAGTGCTTGAGAACAAGTAAGATAGGTAGAGGTAGACTGTATCTCACAAAGTTATCCAGCCCAGCAGTCTACCAGGTCTCAATATTGGTACTGGGTATTACAGATTTGTAATAGCAATTGGCAGACGGGATAACATGAGGCAGTCTTAGTAGGGACTGGGCAGGACACCGGCACTATAAGACTACAGAGTGTAGACTATTAGGTCTCAGGTCCCTACTATATATGTAGTGATAGCGGCACTGGCACTGGCACTAGGTCTCAGCTCTCAGGTCCACTTATCTAATACTTACTGATACACTACCCACCTATCCGCTTACTAACTTACTATCTCTCTATCCATCACCAAATCCAGTATGGGATCTCCAAGGGGGGGAGATACAGCGACCGCCACCCCCTTATTAAGCGAAACGCCGATTTGTATAGAAAAATTTTGAAAAAAATTTCCAATCCACAATCCACTTCCACTCCCCATTACCTACCTTCAACTCCCCATTACCTACATTACTAGAACATATATTCTGTAGAACATCTGTGGAGAAATAAGGAAAGTAGAACATCTGTGGAGAAAATAGGGAGAGGGGATAGGGGCATATAGAGTATTCTTTCGACAAACGTTCTAATAGTTTATAAAGAAGTGTATAAAGATCCATAGGTCACATAATTTTTAAAGAGGGTAGGAAAGTTGATATGTGGTGTATCAAGTTATATGGTCAGTTTAATTTTTGTGTGACCTATGGATCTTTATAAAGAAGTTAATAAACTATATAGGGGGAGATGTCCAGGGGCGCGAAAAAACGGACATCTTTGTGTCCGCTTCGCTACGTCAGTATATCAGGGATCTTAGGGGTTGTCAAATGGCAAATTGGGATCTGGTACGGCAGTTTTAGCCGGCTTGATGCGTAGGCGTATCAACTCTTCTGGGCCTATGTTAACTACGTCGTCCTCTACGTCATTGTCCACGTAGATAGCCAGTCCTTCTAAGAATCCCATAGGATTACTCGGCGTATCTTTGAGTTTCTCCTTGAGCTTCTCATAGGTTTTCTGATTCATGGAGAAAGCCCTTCTCCAGAGAGAGCTGCCAGTAGCCCCGAAGAGTAGAGCGACAGATGGAGCCATTCCATAGGTTTCTATATCCATAATTCCATATTCCTCCTTATTTATAGTGTATAAACTTGTTAACATTTTTCCCTGCTTATAGTATACTATCCTCAGACCGGAACTAAAAGGAGGAAGGACGGCACAATGACACTGGCGGCAACACTGCACACCGAGGTTGAGCAGGCATTTAAGGCTCTGCTCAGGATTAACGGCACCACCTACGCGGACTGGCTCAGGGATAGGGTATTTGCCGAGTTTGCCTCCGCAAACCTTGAGGACCTCAAGAGGTACTTTCCCAATATAGAGTCCACATTGGGATATGAGCGGGAGCGGCTGAATAAACTGGCGCAGACAGATGCGGTAGAGGAAGAGTTTCTGGCTAAGGTCAGAGAGGTATTCAAACGGGTGGAGGCGTAATGGCCCTGATAGCTATTCTACATACACAGGTGGAGTTCTTCTTCAAGGCGAAGCTCAGGGCTAGGGGGATTTCATACACCAACTGGCTGCGGGAGCGTGTCCTGGCAGAGCTGGGGGACAGCCGGGAACGTTTAGAAGAGCTGGATACGGTCTTCCCCGGCATACTGGATGCAGTAGATCAGGAGAGGGCCAAAATGGGAGGCGATACTGATATATGATACCTGTACAAATAGATTTCCCCGACAAAATCTGGTGGCAACTGAAGGAACTCCTTCACATCCAACGCAAGAATATACACAAGTGGGCTAAGGAACATGCCCAGGACGACATTACCTGGTGGAAGAGCAGGGCAGTAAGAAACCGCCAAAAGCTGGCAAGGGCTATGGTGCCGATGCCGCAGGTGGAGTGCCCGATTCAGACTGTGAGGGCTTTCCAAGACACCTGCACCATACTGGGGATAGAAGAGGATGTTGGGATGTATCTGGCGATAACCTCCTGGTGCCTGGAACACAGGGTAAATCCGGAACATTATGTAACCGGAGTCGGACGCGGCAGAGTGTGGGGGGGTCCTGCTCAGGAGCCGAAGCTGCACCCCAAGACATTTGAGAGCAGGAGACTGCCAAAGTACATAGCCAAGATTGCATCTGAGGAGCAGAAGGCAAAGCTGAAAGAGAAGGATAGGAGGAGTAAATAGAGGTAAATGAGTATATCGTGGCTCGAACAGACCCCGCACGTCCAAGAGATAGTCATGAATCGGTTTTGGTCAAAGGTTGACAAGACTGATACTTGCTGGCTGTGGAACGGAGCAACAGAGAAGGGAGGATATGGCATACTACACACAAGAAAAGCCTACGGAACTGGCTATGTGAAAGTCCACAGACTGTCTTATGAAGTTCATTTCGGTAATATACCTAAAGGGCTTTGGGTTCTTCATTCCTGTGATAACCCTCCATGTGTGAATCCTAATCACCTATCACTCGGAACACATAAAGATAATATGCGTCAGATGTCCAATAGGAGTAGAAGTGTAAGAGGATCCGCGTCTAACTTTGCCAAACTGGACACAGGTACAGTATTAGAAATACGGCATAGGTACTCACAAGGAGGAATACTCCAGAAAGAGCTTGCTGCCGAATTTGGCGTGTCTATTTCTTGTATCTCAAATATAGTTACCAATGACACATGGGGGTATTTGGTATGACAATGCTTCATAGATTCTTTTGGGCCGCGGTCAAATGGGGGAAGTCAGAGCGGGGAGAGAAATGTGCTGGCTGCAAAAGGTATCTCCCCACCAATACAACCTGCCTTGTCCTACGCCTGGCAAATGATGATTCCAAACGCCTCTATGGTCCCCCAATAGAAATCTGGTGCGAGACCTGCACCGACCTCTTAGCCGCAACCGGCAAAATCCGCCCTGGTATGGAAGGTCCGGTTAGACTGGACAATGCAGGGGAATTTGGAGAGATAGGAGATGGAGTTAAATGGGAATGGATAAGTCCTCCGAGGCCGTGGTATTAAGGCAGGCCATGATTGCAGCCGGAGCCGTAGATATATCCTGTCCTCATTGCGCCTCCCAAACCCCTGTTTACCCCAACTGGTGCAAGACCTGTACCGAGCGCGGGGGCAGAAAAATATGCAGCTTTAGTGATTGCCTGAGTTGTGGTGAGGCAATTTACGTTTATAATGGGATAGAAATTGCCCCACCCGATGGTACTAGTCCTATTTGACATCCCCCCACCTATACTATACTCTACAACTCGCAGCCATCTTGTGGGCATCACCTCCGGGGAATACCCTCTACAATATCACCTGTAGAGGGTATTCCCTTTCCCACTTATAATTTGACATCCCCCATCCTCTCCTGTACTCTCTACAACTGCATGAAGCCTCCTAACTCCATGCAGTCCTACCCTCATGGAAATGCCCTGCTGCGACATCGGTAGGGCATTTCCATCCCAGTTACAGTTATAAGATGGCTTCTTGCGTAGTCCGTAATCCCGTTAGGGATTAGGACTATAACTGGGGGGTGCGGGGGGCGTTAGTCCCCTGCCTTCTAAAGTATCACCTTCCATATACAATCCCTTATCCCCCTCTATACACTTCTGTATATGGAAAACCAGAATACTGACCAGAATGACTACCAGGATCCCATCCAGGATCCCATCCCAGACACGGATTCAGATCCCACCTCGGGATCCCCCACTACCTTCCGCCAGAGGGTGATTGACCTCCGCAATGCCCGCGGCTGGTCTCAGGCCGACCTTGCCCGTAAGATGGGAAAGCAGCAGCCTGTACTCTCCAAATTGGAGTCCGGCAGGGGTTCTCCCCCCGGCCTCAAGCTCATCACAGCCATTGCCACCGTGTTCGGCATTACAGTAGATGAGCTTATCCAAAACACCGACATCAACCCCGCCATAGCTCCGACTGACCAGGTAATGGAGACCAGAAGGACTACTTACAACACACTCTCCGATCTGGTCACGGACGCCTTCTGGACTAAAATCTTACAGGGGGCAGACCCCGACATATCCATATACGCCTTCTCAGTACTGTCAGGAATCCCAAAGGAGGACGCGAGGGAGATAGCCTACCCGCATGGCGATGCCCCGTCCACAACCACTCTGGATCACCAGGCCAGGCCCATATTTGCCAGGGCAATGATAACCGGAGGGGTGAGTCCCCTATGGCTTACCCGTATATGCAGGGAGATAGCAGACGACAAGAGACAAAAAGCATCCGACAGACTGGCCGCGGTCAAACTTGCAGCTATGCTATCAGGGGCCTTGGACAAGAGACTGGATGAGGATCTCGACAGCAACTCCAGAGGCAGTTACGCATCACGCACCAAGATCACAGACAACGAGGGCAGACAGTTGGTGATAGACACCATCCATAAGAAAATATCTGAGATGGGGAACGGCAATTCCGGAATCCAGATACCTAGAACGGAACCGTCTCTGCCGGTGCAGTCTGAGGATGAAGATCCAGACCTGCTCCCCAGTCTGCCCTCTCCCTCTCCATCTCTGGTGATAATGAGAAATGGTCACAGCAACTAATCCCCAATTAGAGATAGATACCCAGGAATCCAATGGTCTGGAAGATTTAGATTACGATCTCCTTCTGGCACATCCGGCAATATTCCTTGATACACTGGGAATTATTCATGATCCCAACAACCCTGCCGCCGGAGGATTCCGCTGGAAATTATGGCCCTGGCAGTGGGAACTCCTAGACCATTTCACAAACAACAGACGCGTAATAATCCTAAAAGCGCGCCAACTAGGGGTCTCATGGCTCTTTGCCGGTTATGCCCTGTACACATTTCTCTCCAGACCAGGATCAGTTATCCTTCTCATCTCTCGGCGTGAACAGGAAGCCTCAAAACTCCTTGCCAAAGTTACCTATATGTACCACAGACTACCTCCCGATCTCCTTCCTCCCTCGCACAGAAAGGACGCAGATACAGGAGTACGCTTTTTCTCTCATCATTTACATTCAGAAATCCTAGCCCTTCCCGCCACCCCTGACACCGGCAGGTCTGAAACCTCCACCCTGGTTATCCCCGATGAGTGGGCCATCCAGGAGTACGCCGGCGAAATGTATGGCGGATATGAACCCACAGTTGGCCAGAACGGGCAGATAATAGGCGGCTCCACAGCCAAAGGCCCTGGTGGGTTTTTCTACGACCTCTGGCAGGGAGCCAAGACAGCTGAGAATGGATTCCTACCCATATTCCTGCCGTGGTATCTAAGACCTGGGAGGACAGTAGGATGGAGGGAACAAAAGAAGCTCGAATACACCAAAGCAGGAACACCGGAACTTCTGGGTCAGGAATACCCGGAGGATGAACTGGACGCATTTGCCTCCTCACAGGTATCAGTCTTCCCTGCGGACCTAATCCGTTACCACCTTGCCCAAATCCAGAGACCCAAAGAATCCCGCTTGGACCCCGACGGAAACGAATGGTGGAGGATATACAAAGAACCCCGCTACACAGGGAGATACATACTCGGTGCTGATGTTGCAGAGGGAACCGGCAAAGACTTCTCCACCGGCTTCGTGATGGACACCCAGACCGGAGAACACGTCTCATCCATCCGTCTCAGAATCTCCCCCGACCTCTTTGCCCAAAGGTTGGCCGAAGTTGGTATGTACTATAACAAGGCCAAGATAGCCGTGGAAAAGAACTCTTTTGGGGTGAACACGATAGGCACACTCCACAACAGCCTTGGCTATGACAACTTATATTACCGCCCCAACTCCAATCCGAAGTACAAGTTTACACAGGAGGACATAGGCTGGATAACCAACCAGAGAACCAAGCCGGACATGATAATCAATCTCCGGCAGGGGTTATCCGATGGAAGTATAGTTACCTATGATTCCTGGTTTATAAACGAGATGCCGTACTATCAGAAGAATGAAACCCTGACCCTGACCACATATAATGCAGCCCAAGGCTTCAATGACGACATGATAATAGCCGGAGGGATTGCCAATATGTGCAGGGGAAGTGTAAGACTGGGGACTAGAAGCCGAAGAAGCTATAAGAACAAAAGTCTAAGTCGGTAAAACGGTAAATAAGAAGGAAGATTCCAATTGCCGCCTAATTTCTCACTAACCCGCTTCACAAACCTGATGGCGCAAATACAATCCGATCATAGGAATCGTAACAACGAATATGATCGGTATGACAGGTTATACTACAAAGAACACTGGCAGTCCCCCATGGAAGAGGGTGACTACCAAGTAACCATGCCCATCCACACGGAAACGGTCAACACTGCACACTCTATTCTCACAGGGTTCCGCCCCACCATAACGGTCTACCCCAACAGAGACTCGGAACGTGACAAGGAAATTGCCGACAACATAGAACGCTGGCACATGGCTGTGGACCAGGAGAACAAATCCCGTATGGGCAGAGACGAATGGGCGCAGGCAGTCTTTGATCAAACCCGAATCGGAGCTGGTGTAATCCGTGAAGTATACTCATTCCCTCCCGGTTGGATAAAGGAAGAACTTGATCAGGATGAGATGGATACCTTCCCCGTAGTACAGCAGGCCATTAACCCTGTCCAAGTCTACTGGCAGGTGGGTAATCCAGTACGCGGTAGGTTCCGCCTCATCTTCTATCAGATGGAAATGACAGTGGCAGATATAGAGTCCACCTACGACATCCCCCTCCACACTCGCCGTAACGAGAAGGGGCAATTTACTGAAAAGGACTATGATGAAGTCCGTTTGGTCACAGACTGGTGGGAGTGGAAGGGCAAGTCCATATACCACTGCATTTTCACAAACGTGAGGGATCCAAACGATTCGGAACCATTGGGGCAGTTCATTAAACCCTATACCGAGATGCCCGAATACTATACCCTTCCATATCACATATTCTTCTTCCGGGACACAGGGTCTATGGAACCAGAACGTATGGGCTTATCTATCCTATACACCCTAACTGACACCCCCCATGATATGGAGATCCTCTCCTCACGCATGATGAGGATAGCCGAGATGTACGCCAATCCAATCCTAGTAATAACAAGAAACCCCCAGATTGGTGGTGATGAGGAGGTGGAAGTCCATGTAGACCCAGGGAGTGTACTGGAACTCTTTGCGGGAGAGGATGCCAGATACCTACAGTGGCAGGGTTCCCCTCCCGATTTCCGTTACCTCTGGGAGAAATTCGACGAGCTTACAAAAGAACACTCCTTTGCCAGAGGACTCCTAGGTCAAGGCTCTGATAGCACAGGATTCCGAGCTGCATTAGACCGTGAGACCTCCCTACTCAAGGTATCCAAAGCCCTGGAGAACTATGAGCAGGCCAGAGCCAATCTGTACATTGCCAGATCATACGCCCTCTCCAAGCTCTCAATGGACCGCAAAATATCAGCAAGGGGACTGGATCCCACAGAGGGACGCTATACTGTATCTGTAGACGGCAAGACCCTCTGGAGATACCGGGACATAACTGTAGAAGTAAAACCCAGATTCCCCGGCGATCTTGCCCGTGATGTGAATACAGTGACCCAGGCCGTTGCTGCCCACCTTATGGATCTGGACAAGGGTATGGAGATAATTGGTGAGAATAACAAGAAGAAGACCAGGGATGCCATAAAGAAGGATATGATAGAGTTCCATCCCATGGTCATAGAGGCCGAAGTCCAGGAATACCTTGCCGAGAGACAGCAGCAGAAACAGGAAGAGGAAATGGAGACGGCGGCAGGAAGTGGGTTCGGGACTCCTCCTCCCATGATGCCGGGTATGGAGGGAGAAGGCAATATGGCAACTCCAGGCCCATCTCCATCTGCCCCAGGGCTTCCAGGTATGCCATCTGCTCCAGGACAGCCGGCAGGCGCAAATCCCCTATCGGGCATGACCGCGGCACTGGATAACAGACTCAGAAACGGTACTAACAGTGCAGGGAACTTGCCCCCTGGTACAGTTCTTCCTGTGAGCGCAGGATAGTATAAGAGGTACACATATCATGGTAGACTTTGGCGAAATCTCATCCAGAACAGACAGGGTAATATCCTCCCTGCTGGACAAACCTAAGAGCAAACCCATACTATCAAAATCCGAACAGTTAAGACGGTATACTGAACGCACGTCTTCTACAGCCTGGGTAGACAGTATCCTGGACTCCGTACCGGATGCCCATGCCAAAGACCTCCTGAAGATTATAAAGACACATGGAGTCACCGGACTGGCTAGCTATGTTAATGCCATGGAGAAACTGAAAAAACAAGGATGAAAATGATGAAAATGATGAAGGGGGAACACACAATGAAGATGGTTACAAAGGGTGATAAAGTCACACTCGGAAAACGGAAGAAGAGGGCCTCGGCATCCAACAAGCCAAAGACCCCTAAGTCTCCCAAGCCTGCTGCCGGCACCAAGCGGAGTCCGTAATGACCACTACTGCCGATCCCAATGCCCAATTCCGCGCCAAGTTCCTAGAGTTAGTAGGCAGGCCGATAACCGAAGAGGAACTTTACAGCAACCAGTTCCTAGAGGCGTTATCCAATGACCTCTTTGTACTCCTGGAACTTGAGCGCCAGGCCACCTTCTCCGGCGAGAGACTGTCCCAACTAGATAACCCCAGCCTGAAGAAACTTATTGAGGCACACCCAAATGTCCTCAATGGCCTCAGCGCGGACAGAATAGCCGGAAGAGGGCAGTGGGAAGGTAGCGGCTTCGGCGCAGGTGACATACAGAAGTTTGCAGAGATAACAGATAATGTAAGTCTAAGGGCAGACCTGGAAAATGTAGTAGCAGAAGCGGCGAAGAGTGGGGGAGAAGGGGGCGGTAAAAGCGGGGATGCCCCCGCCGAAGGCGTACCTGGGGGGCCTGGGGGGGCGAAGCCCCCCGTATCTGCGCGGCCTGAAGACGTTACATCCATCCCCCCCACTACTCATGGCTGGGTCCAGGAAATCGGCGCGCAGGACTGGTACCGCCAAAAGATCGCGGAGGGACTCCAACCTGCCCAGATCACAGTAGAACTCCTGCGCGAAGATACCAGACGTATATGGGAGTCCCGCAAAACTGACCCCAAATATGCAGACATAATCTCCTACGCAGAGCAATACTATGCCTCCACAGGCTGGTGGCCCACAGAGGTGGAGTTCAACCGCTACACGCAAAACGCAAAGGACGTGCCAAACTTAAACTCAAAGGGAGATCTCATACCCAAGCCCTCAGCTAAATCCAAAGAGGGTGAACATAAGAAGTGGGAACTGCCTAAAGACCCTCTGCCCCCAGGCTACGAATGGCGGTTCGCGGCAGACGGAACTCCAGTCCCCTTTGACATATCTCCTGAGTACAAGGACGTAATGGCGGGATGGTTCCAGGATCCGAAAACAGGCCAGTGGACATACGATCCTATAGCAGGTGCGGCAGATTACCTCACCTATAACAAGGAGTCCCAATCTGATTGGGGGCATATCCTAAATGCCTTCATATCCCGTACCGGAAGACTGCCCTCTTTAGAAGAAGCCCGTAACCTAGCCTCCCAACTATGGTCAAAGGCGGGTCTTGACTCTCGCGACAGGGCCACCCGCTTTGCAGACATACACGGCTACTGGCCCACTCCATACGAATTGGAATTTGGCCCCTCCCAATCCCAAGACGCCAATACAGGAGGGGGAGGCCAGAACGCTGCCGGCATGGGCCAGGTTCCCGTACACGTTCCGGGAATTGGCACAGTCCTAGTCCAGGGGGAATCTCTAGGCACAGGAGGCTTCCTCTTTGACCCTTTCCAGGGCATACCAGGATCAGTCCGCCCTTGGGTGAAGGAGATACTTAACGGCAGACTCACAGTAGACCAACTTCCTGCTGAGATGCGAGCTTGGGCTGGGTATGCCTTGTCCAAATTCCAGGAACAACTCCCCCAAAAACGCCCGGAGGAGATCCCCTGGGGAGTACCAGGTCCCAGCGGTATTGCCCCGCTTCCCATCCCTCAGATAGATGCCGAAGCTGGAAAGGCCCAGTTCCTAACCGCATGGAAGCAGATAAACCCAAGTCTACCAGACCCAACTGCTGACCAGCTAAACGACATAGCATGGTTATCCCAGCAGGATATAGGCGCATTGAAATTCCTGGGTGGGGAAACTCTAAAACAACTCCCCATATCCGCACTTGTACAATTTGATAATCAAACTCTGACAACCAAACTCGGCATGGACATCATAGCCCAGCTCCCCAACGAGCGGCTGATCGGGCTTACCCCCTATGATAAGGCAGGGTTCGACGTGGATACCCTGTCCAAACTCCCCGATGATAGACTCCTATCCCTGCCCATTGATATTATTGCTAAACTATCCGATGAAAGGCTGAAAACCCTACCGCCGGATAAGCTAGACCCGATAGTCACCGACCCTGCACGTAGACAAATACTGGGGCTTCCTGTGGACGGTATTGCTCCTGCCACATCCACCAAGCCTGCTGAGACTGCCGGGGACACGACCACTGCCGCGCCCGTGACAGTCAAGCCATTACCTGCTCCTCCAACAACTGGGATCCCCAAGACTCCTGGTGGAAAAGTAGGTGTGGGTACTGCTCCGTCTATGGAGGCGTATAACAAGACTAAATGGGGAGTAGATCATCCAGATCATCCCTTCAACAATCCACTCTCTCCTGGTAATATAGATATGACCGAGGAATCTCCAGAGGCCAATGCCCGGCGCAGATACCACAGGGAAGTTACCCGTCCGCGAGTAATGGCCGAGAGAGCGGCAGGGGAAGCTAGACGTAGACTGTTGACTCCCGAACAAGTAGCCGAAGAAGCCCGGCTGGAAGAAATTAGAAGGGAGCGGGACGAATCCCAATAAATAATGCCTATTAACTATAGACGCTGGTGGGAACTCCCAGATCCGGAACCGCCTGCCCAAACTACTGAATCCATACAGCAGCCTGAGCCGCCAAATTGGTGGGAGACCGAAGACTTAACTCCACCAACTGTTACTCAGCCTGCCGCCCCCGCGCCTGCCCCTCCCGACCCGTATGCAAAATACGGTATAACCCAAGAATACGGCAACACAGAAGGCGCGCATGTAGCTGGATACTCTAAGGGATACAACCGCGGCAGAGACTATGGTACTCCCAAAGGCACAGTCTCAGGGCCTAAATACAGCGGCACAGTGGTGCATGTTGGTCGGGATCCCAAATGGGGCCTCTATATGCAGGTGCGGGACGATGATGGCTATATCCAGCAATATTCCCACCTGGACAATGTACTTGTACAACAGGGAGATAGAGTGGCGGCAGGCCAGGAAGCCTTCGTAACCGGCGACTCCGGCTATGTCACAGGCCCACATCTGGATTACATGGAACTGGATCCCGAGGGTAATGATATTGACCCAAGCACTTACCGCGGGCCGAGAACTGGAACCCAGGCTCCCGCACCCGGAGTGTACAATCCCAACGAGGCGCAACAACTGGCAGAGTGGCAAGCGGCCAGAACCGCCAATGGGGAAGACCCCAATGATATGGCAGCTTTCAATCAGCATCTACTTGCCATAGGTGCGCCTGCCTATTCAGGTGGAGGAGTGCAGTCCGGACTTCCAGGTATTGGGGATGAGCAGCAACCTCCTATAGACCTGACCCTAGAGCCTCCAAGAAGTATTCCAACGCGGGATCCTAATACAGTAGATAAGAGTTTCTACGATCCCATCCGGCAACCATTCCCTTCTTCAGTACCTCGTGACTGGACACCGGAAGACCCTCTCCAGTCGCAAATGGACTACAATACTGCTTTCCATAACGCCATGCGGACTCTTATGCCTGTAGTGGCTCCTACTGCCCCCAGATACGGCTACCCAGAGGAGAGAGAGGCTGTGGAATCCAGAGGGGGAGAGTACAACGGCATCGTAGACACATTATTCAGAATGGTATTGGGGTCCTCCCCATTATCAGAAGACATGCAGAACCTCATGGGGAGAGATATAAATGAGGATGAGCTTATAACTCCCCTCAGAAAGAAGGCGGTCTCCAAACTGGCAGATGAGGTGGACAGGTACTTTGACCAGTTCGAGCCTTCGGCAAGATCATGGGAGAGATTGTCCGAACCCATTGCCGGACTCGCCACCATGTCCCTCAGATATAATCAGGCAGGCCGTCAGATAACTCCGGAACTTCAGGATGTGATAGATAAAACTCCTGATGATGCCAGTCCGTTAGAGGCTATGTGGATTCAGGGGCAACTCATGTATGACAATCACCCCATTCCTCTTGTGACCGGGGCATTTCAGGACTCATTCAATCCCACCAACTACATTGAGATCATAGGCGGGGTTGGTATCGCCAAATCCAAAGTACAGACTGCAAATGCTATAAAGGCGTTGGAGTCTTTACCCGGTCATGTGATGGATGCACTGGGGATTATTGCGGATAATACCCCTCAGTTAAGGAAGTCGGTTAAGAGGTTTCTTGCGGAGGAAGGTGGCAGAACAATACTGCCGGGAGGGACCCCAGATCCCAATACCCTATGGGATAACCTCAGCATTAAAGACAAAGCAAAACTCATAAATGACAGTGATCTTGGAGGATCAGGACTTGCATCTAAGTCTTGGGATGATCTCCCTGATGAAGTCAAAGAGGTACTATCCAAAGAGCTTAACCCATCTCCGGTTAAGTCCTTTCAGCCTGATAGGGACCCTAACATATTAAAGGTCACTAATGATGAGTACCTTAAGGCAGAGGCTAAGGAGATACCTAAGACCTATGCAGTACAGCTATCGGATGAGTTACTAGGGATAGATAAGACTCCTTCCATACCGGATGGGCCTATAACCCTCTCCACATCCCCCTCCCCGCCTGATCTCAAAGTGGGCCAAACCCTATTTGATGTAGACGCAAAGGTGGAAAACCCAAAGATATTCCGTAGTATGGAAGAGTATACGGCTTTTCCCGCTCCTGATGGAGGAGATGTAGCTGAGTACCTGAAATCTCAGGGCTATGACTCCGTGTATATTCCCGAAGCAGATGGACAGCCTGGTATTATGGAGTTGTTGGATGAATCTGCTGTTATATACGGATTTGAGAACCCTAGAGTAGTAACCCCAGAACTCTTGGAAAGACTCTCCAAAACACAAGGGATAACTGCAAAAGCCAAACAGGAGGGCATAACCCCATCTGCATCTGGTAGCAGCACTGGCAGGGGTGGTACTGGCGGCGGCAAAAGACCTCCTAAAGACCCTCCCAATAACCCTACTCCACACCCAGGAGACGATGCCAGAATCAATCTCCGTAAGAACACGGAATCTGTAAGCAAACTCCCAGGGCGCAGTCTCAAAAAGCAGCTCCAAGACCTGTACACAGGCATCCAGGCCAGTTTTGCAGACCGCCTCGCCTCTGCAAACCAACTAGAGTCCATGATGGAAGAGGTATGGAAGAAGTCCAATCCCAATACTCCTCTCCCTCCACGTCTCCGAATTGAAGCTCTGGGTGCGTTTGCCGGCGGCATACCACAAGCTGCCATGGAACACATAAAGGATATGCAGGATGAGATATACAAAGCCCTAGGAAATACCAAATCTTGGAAAACCCCCTGGGCAGACCTGGGAGACTACCTCCGCGTACAGCATGAGATGGACAAGATAAAGCACTTCGGCCCAGATCGCAAAGTGGCTAATGGAATCAAGGACATAGAGGAAGCACAGCTAATCCTATCCTCAATGGAAAACGCACTCGGCTCTGACAAATGGGAGAGACTGAAAAAAGCTGCCACCACTGCTATTAACTATTCTGACTGGCTACTAGACCGCAGAGTCACAGAGGGGCTTGTAGACCCCGAACTGGCTATGAATCTCAAGCTCCGCTACCCACATTACTTTGCCACCCGCATACCTACAGATGAGTTCCACCCGGTCACACGCGGCAAGGGTAGAGAAGCTACAGACAATCTTGTACGCCGCTTCTCCGAGGAGGGTACTGAGAAATCCAGCTACCATCCTGTAGAGTCCATAATGCAGTCCATGTTGGAAACCGAGACCCAGATTGCCAGAAACAAATGGCGCAGGGCAGTAGGTGAGACCCTGGTAGAACTTGGCATGGGCGAAAGAGTCTCCAACGTCGTGCCGGTAACACAAATAGCAGATGGCGAAGCGGAACAGGTATTCCGCCTCAGAAGGGGTGCGATAAAAGGCCATATAGAGTACATGGACAACGGCGGTGAGGAAGTCCACATCAAATTGGACCCAAACCAAGTACCAGAGGGGTTAGAAGAAGCAGCCAACAAGCTCGGCCTCCTCCCTGACCATTTCCGTATCCCCTTATGGTCAGGGTTCATAGGCGTCTTACGCAATACTGCCGTCACCTACAATCCCTCCTTTGGTGTCGCCAACTTCTTCTTTGACTGGTTCAACACCGTCCTCACCGAAATGGTTCCGCCACAGGAGACTCTGAAAGGTCTGATCGGTGCCGCTAAATACGTTGCCACAGGGCATGACCCAATAATCTCCAAAATCCTCAAAACTGGTGGAGGGATGTCAGGGTACTCCCTCAGCCGGGCCGAAGAGCTTGTGGGCGGCGAAATCACAGGGCCTTTCCGTGGCCTTCTGGGCATCCCCAAGTCCATGCTCCCGGCCACTCCCCGCGATATTGCCAATACTGCCTACAAAGAGGGGGCAAAGGTAATCAGGGACAGGGGGGACACCCCGGAGATAATGGCAGACCTCCAGACTCTTGGCAGTAACGCTATTCACTCTTACCACATGCTGAGAGATTTCAATAAAATTCTGGAGCTTGCTAACAGAAGGGCAGTCGCTACCAACAGACTCCGCAAAGCCGGGGTCAAGGTATCCTCCAACGGCAGACAGTCACAAATCCTAGCACAGCAGGGAGTCAGCATAGACAAGGCCCTCATGGACGCCACCCTAGCCTTCAGACGCGCCTCCACGGACTTCGGGCGCGGTGGGTACTGGACGAAGCAGTTAGACGGACTAATTCCCTTCTTTAACGTATCTGTACAGGGACTCCTACACGTCGGCAGAGTAGCGAGAGGGGATATAGGCGCACCACTGGCAAAGTTCTTCGCTCCTGCCGCCCTTGCCGCTACAGCTACTACACTGGAGTTGTGGAATAGGCAGTACGACACTTACGATGATGTTCCCGCAGAGGTAAAGAGACAGCCTATAGTGATGCTCCCCTCTACGGAGTTTGACCCCGCTACGGGTAGACCCAAGCCCAACTACTATGTCATACTCCCTACCTCTTTCCGTGACTGGTCAATGCTGTACAGTCCCATGAGCTATATGGTATCGGCAATTGCCGGAAAGGATACCGAGTCCTTCAAGCGCTTTGGCTCAAACCTGTTCGGGAAACTATCCCCTATCTCGGACGCCGGAGAGACTGTGCCCACTCCTCTTCTGCAAACCCTTTTGGAAATGAACATCAACAAGGACTTCTACACTGGCAGAGAGATAGTTCCCACAGACTTGAAAGGCAAACCGCTATCAGAACAGTACACAGAATATACTCCTAAATCAATCATCTGGATGGCAAATAAACTCGGAGTATCCCCACTTATACTGGACCACTGGGTATTCTCCATGGGAGCAGGTGCATCAAGGTCCATAATCAATGCCATAGAGTTTGCGGCAGGCGGCAGATTCGATACTCCCGAAGATGATCGTATCCAAGAGTTAGTTGCCAATCTTAAAGAAATAGGCCCCATACCCACACTCAGAAACCGCTTTCTGGAAAACCTGACCCCAGATGAGCGGGAATCCGTACTGCGGCTAGAAAAGCGAAGACCCCCCAGTCCTCCTTTACTCAGTGACCTGGAACGGAGATTCGTGGGCAGACGGTCAGGAGAAGTACGCCAGATCGGAATGGAGAAGGCCGAAAGTGAAATAGGGGCATCTGCAAAGGATACTCAAGAATTATCCCGTATATATGATGATGCAGCAAAGCCCATTGAGCTTGAACAGAGGGCCATAGATGCTGCACTGGACAGATACATATCAGGGGACACAGACCCAGCCACTACGCTTCCTTGGCCGGCTTGGCACAAGGAGAGAGACAAAATATCACCCAAATATAGGACTGCATTAGAGGCCATAGGTGTGCAGTTCCCTAATGCTGCACAGCTTAAATCCCCGCAGGACTGGCACAGGTGGCAGACCATGGTGGCATCACGGGCAGGAGAGATTGAGGACACAAGAACCGTAGCTCAAATCCTCGCCGCCGGCTGGAGAGCCATACAACCAGAAGCGTCCAGTGAGGGAGGAGTCCTTCTTGATTGGGACACCTACTTCCAGAGAAGGGAAGACTATCTATCCAACCTCACCCCGGAGGAAGTAACAATCTTAGACGACCATCTAGCATCCACCAGAAGTGAGCGGGAGAATGAGGCAGACCGCGACCTCAGAGCAATAAAACCCTACTTTGAGTTGCGTGGCGCTATTGCCCAGAAGGACCCCAAATGGACAGATGCAGAGAGGGCCTTAAAGAATATCCCACTAGGACATCCCCTAGAGAAGGAAGCCAAGGACAGGCAGGACTACAAGGATTGGCAGAAAGTCCTTAGCCGCGAGCGTGAACAGTGGCGCAGGGAACACCCTGAACTGGATGAACTTCTCCTGAAACACGGATACGCAACCAGGAGTATAAGAGAACTGGATGATGAGAAGATAAAAGCGCAGGAAGCGGATCTGGAAAAGGCTCTCGCAAACCTTACCCGCCGTGAGATGCTCTATAAAGAGGATAAGACCAAGGGCAATGCAACTGCGCTCATCAATGCTGATGAAAGTGTGGAGGAGGCAAAACAACAACTGGAATGGCTGAAGGGTATCATCAAAGACCCAACACAGGCCAGAACGCCGCCTCCATTACCTAACGTCAAGAAGGGTTCCGTCCCGCCGGTGGCTCTGCTCAAAAATGCCTTTGCAGAGAACTACCTGGATACGCCATACTGGGCAGGTATGGATCCGAGACTACAGCGCCAGATAGATGATTTCTATGATCGCCTCAATGAGGAGACCCGACTGCTCACCGGAAATCACATACTGGAGTGGCGGGATATAAAAACTAGCAATGCAGGTAAAAATGCCGAAGCTGTGAAGGAGATGATACTGAGCCTGGTGGAGTCCGATAGGCGCAGACTCGGCGGCTGGAAGAAAGTACCATGAACACATACGGACCGTTCTCAGGACTAACACAGCCCACTCCCTATGGTTTGGAAGACTACCAGGAAGAAGAAGACCTCTTCTCGGAGGATGAACTGTATTCTGATTACGAGGAGGATGAGGGCATCTTCTTTGATGAGCCTGACGAGGACATGATGCAGGAGGAGTTGGACGATACTCTTACAAACATCATGGACTTTGATGAAGAAGCCGAAGAGGACGAAGAAGACGACTCAAACAGTGGGGATCCTGAAGGGGACACCCTGAGACGCGAGATTGCCGCGCTGTTTGCAGGTGGTGGAGAGGATGATGAGGACGAAGCCCCCGCACTATCTCGCGAAGAACGCCGGGCCTTGACCTACGAAGACCAGGAGATGCAGCGCCGAAATCATGAAATAGCCAATGCCAAATATGAGGAATGGATACGGCAACTCCCGATAAGAGAAGCGGAAAAAGAAGAACTCAGGCAGCGGAGAGCCGTAACTGAAGAACGTAATGCCAGACGAATGGAGCTATCTGAAGAGGCTGCAATCCGCGCCCGTCGCCGTATGCAGATTTCCGAAGAGGCAGAGCTTAGGGCGACGCACAGGTTCAATAGAGAGATGATCAAGCCTGCTATTGCACAGCCAAAACCGATAACCCCTCCGAAACCAGATCCAAAACCATCTATATCCGGACTCACATGGGGAGACATATCCCTACTCCTGGACCCAAACGAAATCTCATCCTTGGAATCCTCATGGATGGGGGGAAGCTCCGGAGCAGGGGCAATATCCCAACTACGTCTGCGTTGGCTCATGTCTGCATTGCCTGTTGCCGATACTCCCACAACTTTCATGCTGGTACTGAAGAAACTGTGGAAGAACTCGGGATCTCGAGGCCGCACATCCGGAACGTCCACTCCCAGAGTTTCATCCTCAACCTCTGGCAGTTCCGGTATCCCGCGCCAGGTGCGTACCAGAACCTCCAAAGGATTCGGCATATCCTCAGCATCAGTATCGCCATCCCCGTACACTTCCGGCATAACCCCTCCGCGCCTGCCCAGTCCCCCAGTGCCCATTTAATCCTCTAAACTCTCACAAAATCTATACAGCGTTATCTTCCTGCCATATCCTCTCTAATTAGAACATAAGTACCTCTGTATTTTTATATTGAGGTATACAAACGAAGGGAGAGTTTACATCTATCATGGCAGACGCACAAGACCCTACTGGGACAGGCGCGGGCAGTAATCCACCGGCCAGTGGATCCTCTACTCCCCCCGCAGGTAATTCAGATGGCTCTGTGATCTCAAGGGCAGACCACGAAGCGGCAATAGCACAGGAGCGGAAGAGACAGAGTGGAGCGGACAGGGCTTATCGGAAGGAGATAGAGGAGCTTCACAAGAAGATAGACAACCTCGCAAATTCCGGAAGCCGTACCCCAGAACCCCCTGACCTTCCCCCACTCGATCCCAGCAGTCCCTACACTGCCCATCTCTTGCACATATACGACAACACGGAGAAATGGCAAAAGCATGTGACTGAGAGGGAAAGAGCCGCGGAGTTCCGTCAGAGATTATCCGACGCCAGAGAGGAAGCAATCTCCCAGGGTGTTCCACCGGACGCACTGGACGACTCAAGCCCAGATGCGATAGCTGCTTCGGCAAAAGAGTACCTGGCAGAAAAGCGTATCAGAGACCTGGAGGATAAGTTGGCACAGGCCTTAAAAGAGAAAGACACTGCTACGGCTGTAGCAAGGGCAGAGGCGGGGGCAACGTCCGTATCCACTGCAACAGGTGGACTCACCAGACCTGACCCCAATCTGGACGAAGTGAAGGCCGAGAAGCAGCGACTCCAGAAGGAGAAGGACAGGCTGTCCCTCCGTGGTGGCGGTCCTGCTGAAATGGTGGCGCTCAGGCAGGTCAACAAGCAAATCCAGGCTATGGACGCCAGAGAACAGGAACTTCTAGCAGGAAGCAGAAGATAAATAGATAAGGAGACATACTTCCGATGGCCGGAACACCTACCGTAGTAGAAGGCATAATCAACCCCTATGATGCCACTACGCAGGTAAAAGAAAACATCATTGACATGATCGACGCCATAGATCGCAGGGAGATACCCTTCCTCAATCTGCTCGGTTGGAGTCTGGACGGTAGTGCAACTAGGGGAGTGGATTCACTCAAGTTCCCTTGCACTCAGGCCCAGCACACTTGGCAGAATGATGAGCTTATCCCCAACACGGCCACATTGGGAGCTGCCTATGCCGCCGCTGCTGGCACAATAACCTTCAGTGGCAATGTCGGCGCTTACTTTGTGGAGGATGAGATCATAGTGGCGTCTTCGGGTGGAAACGTCACCCACTGGCGTATCCTCTCCATTGACACTTCGGGAGCCAACGATACGGCTACTGTAGAAGTGCTAAATGGTGATGCTGCCCATGTCAATGGTACAAGGATCTACTCTATGGGGCGGCCTGCAACCCGCGGTGAGCAATATGCCACCGAGGGCAAGGTAACGGATATAACCACAGACACCAACCATACTCAAATCTTCGGAATGGGTAAAGAGGGAGTCGTGTCCATATCCGGTACTGAGCAGTCCACAGAATCCTGGGGCATAACTGATCATTTAGAGTACGAGACTGCCAAGAAGCTACAGGAATTGGCAATCAGGATGGAGCAGGCGGCACAGTCCGGGTTACGTACTGCCAGCCTCCCAACTGCCAATGACCAGCCGGCTTCACGTATGGGTGGCCTGGATTACTTCATCCGTGTCCTCACCGGCGGCAATGTCATAAACGCCAACGGCGATCAGCTTGCCTCGAACGAGAACCATGTAAAGCAGATGCTTGACGACATCTGGGATGATGGTGGAAACCCATCCATCTTCATGATGAATACTTACCAGCGTAGGAGCTTCTCCGACTTCCTAGCCCCGTTTGTCCGTACCGAGAGAACCGAGCGGATACACGGAGTGGTAGTCAATCAGTATGAGTACAGCCACGGCACAATTGGTGTGGCACTGAACAAATGGACACACGCCGACAAAATCTGGGTGCTGTCTATGGAATATCTTGGTATTGGGCCTCTAAAGGGTAATGGCAACGATAGGTCATTCTCAGTGGAGACCCTGCCCAAGACCGGCGACTATTTCCGTAGAGCAGTTGGCGGGGAGTTAAATATGTGTGGCTCCCCTATGCAGCGATGCATAGTAAAAAACCTCTCTGAATTCGGGGAACGCTGTGATGCCGATCCCGAGCCAAGACACTCTATGTATATAGAGTATTCGGGTGTAACGACTGAGCGAGAGGCTCTCTGCGTATAGTGGAGATGAAGCGACAGTCTGACCTCACACGAATTGAGAAGTGTGAGAGATAGGCAGAAATGACCTATCCCTTGACAAGTGATCAGGAAAAGGCGGTATTTCTTCGAGAAGATGGTAACGAGAATCAAGAATGGTAATAGCCTCTATAGCCTTAACTCTCTTAATTGTGAGATACGGCAGTATGAGCAGCAGGACACGGACTACGACACGCGCACCCCTAAGGTGGACCTCGTAGCCATGTTTCCTGTAACTATCTCCTTTGGTGTTAAGGACAAGTTTTCGCCCTGTAAGTCTTGCAAAGGGCAAGTATTCCACTACCCAAGCAATAAGTTCAGAGGAGACTGTCCCGAAATTGACTTCCCAATTGGCATGGCGGTTATGGGAAAGCGTAGTCACGCTAATCCAACCTTCGCCATCTATGATACCAGCAAAGTACGCAGCATCAGGCTCGGTAAAGTGGGAAATGTCGGGCCAAGGGGATATCAAGTTACCGCGATGAATACCTTTTCGCATACTTCTAATATAAACTGCATTAGAGGTCTTGTCAAGAGCAACAAAAGTGACACCATGGAAGTCAGGGCCAGGGATAGGGCACACGGCCTCATCCACAACCTAGCTGTAGCCTAACAATAAATAAGGAATAGACTTTTTCTTCCTGTCCCACGCGGTGAGGAAAAGGGGGGTATATAACAAGACTCTCCTCTACCCCTGGCCTGCTACGGCAGGAGCTAAAGGAAGAAAGGATTGTAGAGTAAATGAGCAGACCACGCAAATCATTGCGAAACTATGTGCCGGCACTGTCCACAGGACTTGGCGCTGTCACGCTTGAAGACGACTTGGCCGCAAGGATAGTCACTGACACCTTTGTAGCCGGTTCCGCTGGTGGAGTAAACATAGTCCTCAACTCCTTGAGGACCTCCAACGTGCTGGGAATCTTCATGGCCGCAGCCGGACAGTCCTACAACTACTCCGCTTACGAAGTCACGGCTCCTACTCAATCAGCCTACGTGTTTGGGTTGACTACGGAGACCATGAGCGGTAACAGGGGTATTTACGGGAAGCTGACACTGGTGCAACGCAAATAAGCAATACAGTAATGGAAACAAAAAGGAGAAGCACAATGCTTCTCCTTTTTGTTTGACAAACTGCTTATGGATATATACTCTCTGCTATCAAGATGATAAAGCCCCTCTCGAAAACAGAAGTCCCCGAAGTTTTATGGGCAGATGGCTACATACTCGAACACAGAATCGTCATGGAGCAAATGATCGGTAGACGGTTATTGTCCACTGAGCAAGTACATCATAGAAATGGGATACGGAATGATAACCGTCCAGAGAATTTAGAGTTATGGGTTACAAGCCAACCCCCTGGCGGTAGAGCTTCGGAAGTTGCTCCTCACTGCCCATCGTGTACTTGCGGCCATTAGAGTCTACGCATTACCATCTCTATCCCCTTTGGTTATAACATTTTTTATAACACTATTGACACAAATGGTATATTCCTGTACTCTCTGCTCTTAGATGAGTGAAGATTTTGCGGCAACCCCCCAATCTCAACCCCTTCCCCCTGTTCACGTTGCTATTCTGCGTCCTCACGGCTCTGATTCCATCTCCATTAACCATGAGTTCTCCTACTACCAGGCCATCATGTCCAACCACACCACCGTAGATGGGAGACCGATTATATGCCATCCACTAGACCTCGTAGGGGATGAATACGCCAGAGCCAGAAACGGACTCATCCAAATGCTTCTTGACCATGAACTCTCACTGGGGTACAGGATGGAGTATGTCTTCTGGATAGACGACGATGTAGTAATTCCCCCAGATGCCCTCCCCAAACTGATGTCCCATAATGCCCCCATAGTCTCAGGACTGTATTTCATGCGGAAGATGCCACACTTACCAGTGGCCTATTATGAGGTTAAGGACCCGAACAATAAGGGCAAGTTCTGGTCACTGGACTCCTTTCCCGAGAACGCACTTATAGAAATAGACGCAGCAGGGCAGGGATGCGTCCTGATAAAAAGGGAAGTCTACGATTCCATTCCCAAACCCTACTATGCTTGGCGAGACGCCTATACCGACTCAGACGGTAACTACAACCTAACCGAAGAAGGAGTCAAAGTAGTAGAGGACAGGGACAGGCCCTCTGAAGACAAGTCCATGGGGGAAGACCTGTATTTCTTTA